GTACTAGTAGTAGTTGTCGTTGTCGTTGTTTGTATTAGAGCATACTCATAATCTAAATTTGTAATAATAACTATTCCTTGAGCATATAATATATTTCCTACATGTACGTTATTATTATTTACATCTATAACATTTCCATTACCGTCATCAATTAAATTATAAGTAGTTCCTGATAATACAAAACTTTTTCTACTTATATTTTCACCAAAAACAGTCCTAGGTATTGCTAATACTGTTATTTCATCACCCGATGTAGTTGGAAAATATCTATAATCATTATCAAAAGTACCTGATGCTGCCGTGGATTGTAAATTGTCATTCCAAGCACTTGCAGTATTATTTAAAGATCCAGTTAAATAAGAATTATAATATAGTTGTTTAGCTAATTTATATACTAGAAAATCTTCTCCGTCAGAATTAAAAGATCCATTAATTCCTCTATTTAAAGTTATTCCATAACTTACAGCAGATGAACTTGCATAAGATGAAGAATATTTTAACTTTATAGGAAAAGTAGAAATATCTGATCTATCAAGAGTATTTTTTGACATTCCCATTTATAAACTATTGTAGTATTTTACTACCAATCTAATTTAACTCTAATAAGAGCCTCTTTAGTAAAGTCTTTTGTAAGAGGTTTAGACATTTTAGCTACTGCTAATAATTCATTGTTATCGTTATACAATCCAACAGTTGTAGGATATGTTTGAGGACTATTAATGAAATTAGAATATATTAATTCACCAGAACCCGTTATAAATGAAGGATTAGTAGTATAGTTATAGTCAGCATTTTTAAATCTTACAAATACATAATCAGAAGAGATTGTTTCTTGAGAATTAAGTTGAAAATTAGAACCAGAATTAATTATAGCATAGATTAAATTATTATTTGCACTAGATGCAGCTACTGTATTTGCTGTTGTATTGAATGAAGTAACAATTCCACCAGCAGCAGTGCCCAAAGATAAAGCTCTAGGGTTTAAAAGAATTAATCCAATGTCAGGTAAAAATAAACCATAACTTCCTGACACAGTATTTCCTTGAGTTGCTCCAGATAAAGTTGGACTATTTTTAGCCGTTCCATTAGAACCAGATACTATATTATAAACTCTTCCACCGTCTAAATATGTTATAGTACTTACATCATTTGAGTTATCAGTTAATTTAATAGGACCGTTGGCACCATTAAGTAAAGTTAAATTAAAAGTACCTGGGAATAAACTCTCTTTATATCTATTTCTATCTATTTGAATAGCTATTAAATCATCTGAATCAACATTTCCCGTACCAAAATTTACAGCACTTTCTGCATCTCCATAAATTAAATTTCTAAATTGGCCAAATGTAATTCTAGTTGGGCTTTTTCCTAGCACTAAACTATTTAGAGCTAAAGATCCAGATCCAGCATAATGTCCATAAGCTACTGAGAATTGAACTGATGCAGATGGAGAACTTATATTTCCATCATATACATCAACGTAATAACTACCCGTAGTTGATGCAGAAGCTGTAAAAAAACTAGTAAGAGTAGTTACATTATTACTCCATGCTGGTGCCGTTACTGAGTCGGCAGATACCACAAAATCTGTAGGATCTAATCTTGTAAATGACATATTTTAATATATTATGAGGTTACCTTTACGATTGTTACAGGAATACTAATTCTAGCGCCAGAATCACGACCTACTACGACTAAGGTAGTAAATAAAGATGTATTAGAGCCAAATAAAGTATTAACCGTGGTTGCAGTTAAATTAATTGTTGTTCCTATAACTGTCTTACTTACGTTAGTACCTATAGTTGTTGTACTATTTAATGACGTAGCTTCAGGAGTATTAATACCAACTCCATTAAATGAACTCATTGTTCTTACATCACCAATTGTAGCTACATATCCTGATTGTTCAAAGGTTGATGTTGCTCCAAGATAATTTAATGTTTGAGGAGTAATTGCTAAAGAAGCTCCTTGTTTTATTGTAATTGCCGTATATCCAAGATCTAATACTGGAATTTTTGCAGTGCCTCTTGGAAGCGTAATAAGCTTATACTTCATGATTTCCATATCATTAGGATATGCTTGAATAATTGGCATCGCTTCAATAGCCTCACCATAAAATGCAGATCCTGATGGGTGGGTGGGGTTATATAGAGTATAATCGATCTCATCATCAGCTAAAGAAAACTGAGTAATTCTAAATGATCCATCATTTCTGGAAAGGAGTTCTCTACCTTTTTTAGTAAGGATAGCATCTACTACTACTGATGTACTACTTAAATATGACATATAAATGGGCTTTTAAATAAATATGTGTTATTGGAAAATTAATGTATTTGTATCTGGATTGATTAAATTTTGCTGCCTTAAGGATTTAATTACATTACCAGAATTGTCTCTTACTATAGGATCTATATATTGAGGAAATAATATTCCGTCTTGAGTTATAGGAGTCCCTAAATTATAATTTAATATAACATTAGTTTCATCAGGAAGTCTTTTTAGAATAATATACTTGCAAATTTTTGCAGGATATGAAGATCCAGATGTGTCCGATAAATTAAGATCTCTATCAATAGTTATACTATAGTAGGACCCAGTTGAATCTATATATGGTTGAACTGACGATACTCTATATTCAGAATTTATTGACCATCCACTTCCTGTATTATAAAATCTTAATAAATCCATTTGATTTAAAGTGAAATCAAATACAGGCGTTTCTATACCTGGATAACTACCTGTGAAAATAAAACCTTCATCATAATATGCAGATTGAGTAAGAGACATTTTTATAGTTCTTGGATCTATTGCAACCCAACATGTATCTCGATCTGTTATACTTGTTATAAACTCTACAGAATCAACTGTCCCTCCTCCATTTGGATTAAATTGAACCTCAGATAAACTATTAACAACAACAATATCATCTGCAACCCAGTCAGAGTAAGTACTACTTGGTAAATTAATAGTGAATTTATAGTTAGAAACTGATTGTGGTATTTGAAATTCTGGTACATTATAGAATACATTATTTCTTGCTGAGGTATTTCTTACTTGTAAAGATATATTTACCGCCGCTGTAGAAGACCCACCTACTACAGAACTTCCAGTTATTTGTAGTAATAAAGGTGCAAATGCATTAGGTTTATATAGATCTAAATCAGAATTATTTATTGTCCAATAATTAGTATTTCCTGGAGATAAAGGTGTTGTAGAAGGTATAGTAACTGAGCTGGTAACTTGTATAGGTTCATCTAATACGTAATTCATACTTCCACTACCTCCTACATTAAATAAAATAGGGCTGTATCTATATCCACCTTCATATATAGTAAATGTATTATTATCTGTTAGTTTTTGAATATAAGGATTTGTATTATCATAATCAAATAAAGAAACATCTAAAGTTTCTCCTGATTTAAATACATTTTGAGTTGTAAATATATTATTATTTAATTTAGTTAAATCTAATACGTTTTCATCATTATCTATAAAATATTTAATTTGGGCATTAGCTCTTCGAGGTAATTGAAAAGATGAAGAATATATGTCAATTAAATAAGCATATTGATATTTTATTTTATCTATAGTTGCAGTTTTACCATATGAAATATCTCCTGCAGTATATACATTATATTGAGCACTATTAATTGTAGATCCAACATATCTAGGATATATAGACCTTTTTAAATTATAGTTATAGTCTTGAACGTAAGCGTAAGGATTATTAGGATTCGTATATGAAGCGTAGTTATTAATCTGAGAATTATTTATAGATTGAGTTACTATTCCATAGTTAACTGGTATAGTTTGATCGGCATTATAATCTAAATCCCAAAGTATTTGAGATCTTACTGATTGACTAACATTTTGATATAGTGCTCCTAATGAATAAGTTACAAATAAAGAACTTGAAGGAAGCTGTGATATTTCAAATTGAGGAAATTCTTGACCGCTTGTTACTACTATTGTAGAACCACTAAATTCACCATTATATTTTTCTATTCCATCAGAACTTATAAATTGAACTGATCCTGAAGGAGTCATTATACTTCCTGTAAATGAAGTAGATCCTATAACAGATCCACCATCAGAACCTGAAATAAATGCTGTATCTATCGATTGAGAATAATCGTTAAAAGTTACATCAGGTTCATGACGAGCATATTTATTTCTCTCTAACATGTGTGACTTAACTATTATACCAGTAGAGAGATTAGCTCTAGCAGGAACATAGTCTTTAATCATTTTAAATAGAGAGTTATTATAAAACTTGATTAATCTTATGTATTCCCAAATACTATTTTTTTGTGTATAAGAACTAAAATATGTTTCATTAAAATCTACTAAAGGAGTATAAGATGCAGAATATTGATATTCTGGAGCTCCTATTAATTGATCTATACTAAAATATCCTTGAGAAGAAACTATATTACTATTAATTGTATCTGCTGGTGAAAATCCTACTTCTATATTTGTAGTATTGATCCTATTAATATTTTGATAATATTGTAAACTTGCTTCCGGATGCAATAATGAAGAAGATAAAGTTAAACTACCAGTTACATTTCCACCACTTCCTGTTACTATAGATACTTTATAAGTAGATGAATCTAAATCAAATACTCCATCTACAGAATTTATAGGAGTTCCCCCAAATTCTCTAACAGTTAATATATCATCAGGAATACCAAAAGTACTAATAAGCGCTTTTACACCTCTTTCTGTACCTTTACTTTTTAGTAAGTAGGGTAAATTATGATAGAGTCTTTTATATAATTCTTGTTGAATCTCTTTTGCAGAAAGCGTTTCTAAACTTGAAGTAACATACTTTCCTCCAATTGAAGTTATTTTTTCTGATCCTGTTGGAGGAAGTAAAGATCCATCTGCATTGATTCCAAACAACGTATAATAGAGGTTATCTGATACGTTTGAATTTGTATATAACTGAATGCCAAGACCTTTCAGTGCGTCTCCAACAACGTCTAATGATATTCCTGTATCAGGATTATTGGTGGCATTGTATCTATTAGAAAGATCTTTATAGTAGATCCATATATTATCAAAGTGTTGGCCAATCATATCCATAAAGGTAATGAAAGGCTGATTGTTTGAATCATCTAATAAGTACTGAGGTATTGAATTATGTAGTAGATCTTTATTTGTAGAATCATAATAAGATGCACTAAATAATAAAGATTGAGTAGTTGCCGTTGGAACTGCACTAGTTGATCCTAAAAAGTTACTAACTTGAGAAGACGTTACTGAATATAATTGATAAGGTTGGGTTGTTGTAGATTTAGGCCAAGCAAAACTTGATGAATTAAAATACAAAAAGTATTCATAAGTATCAAATTTTTCTATAATATTATCTATAGCTTGTTGAGCAGAATCTATAGAATTTGATTTATAAGATGAATTTCCTGAACCTCCTGCAATTATAGATTGATTAGATTGTTGCTGTTTATATTGTTCTATCAATCCAACTTTATAAACAAAATTGTTTACTCTTTCCGTTGCACTTGAAAAATGCACAAAGTTTGTAAAGTTAGTATAATCTACGTTTATAGCTACAGATCTATCTTGATAATAGCTTAATAATTTTTGATAAGAAGAACTTACTGGGCTCGCTAATAAATTATCGTAGTTATAATATGGAGTAGTTTGGCCGTTTTTATCATTTATTTGAACATTAAAATTAGGACCTCTTAATCTATTTACTTGATCTATATTTTCTGCTTCTACAGTAATAGATACATTATAACTTACTGATTCTGCAACTTTATCTACTATCCACAATTGAGATTTTAAATCAAAATCTGCATCTAGTGGCTCATATAGTTTTATTAATAAATAAGATCCATCTTCATCTTCTGTATATGATACATTACTTGCTATTATAGTTTGATTATTACCTAAATTCAAATAGAATACAGGATAATAATTTTTATTACTTATGTAAGATTGATATTGAGAAAAGCCATTTAAAATACTATCATCACTTATTGTTTGCGATGCTAATTTTAATTCAGTTCTTGATGGAGATATTTCTTTAATCCAATAAAAAGTACCAAATGCAGAATTAAATAATCTTTTATAAAAATTATATTGTATATTTAAATTACCTCTATTATATCCTCTATTTTTTAAATCTTTTTCTGGATCTAAAGTTAATACAGAATAGGTATTATTTTTTGGATTTGCTGTTAAATAAGGATAATAATCAAATGCATCATAATCAAAATCTAATAGATTATTATTTTCATCGTAGATATATAATTCTAAATAATCTTCTGGTGCGCCAAATTGACTATTTATAAAATTAGAAGTTACTAATTGTTTATCTAATGGAGTTAAGTCTTGAGATTGAAATCCCTCCCCTGAATATGTTATATTAACTAATTCCATTATATTATATCATTAATATTTGCAAACGATTGATTAATATCTAAAAGCTGTTGGCGTAAAGAATTTATCTCTTCTATTAGTGCTTGTTTTTCTGCATCTATTACAGATCCTCCTATATATTGTTGACTTGTTTCAACTAAATATGTATGAGAGTTAATAGTACCATCAACAGGTATAGTAAAAAATAATTGGTCGTAGTATTCAAAAAACTGATCAACTGTTATCTCAGTAGTTGGAGCTTCAACAACAGCAGGTTGTAATAGTTCAGTAAAATTAGTATTTATAGCTTTACTGTACGTATTAAGTCCATAAATCTCCTTAACCATTTCTACATTCGCCATTATCTAGTAACTTTAAATATTAAATTATTATCTATTTCATAAGATGAACCGTCAGATAGTACTGTTTTAATTAATATCTTATAATACCTTTCTGGCTCTAATCCGTTCATATATAAGTTAAAGTAACTATTTATTCCATCACAGCTAATCTTTGTATACGAAGTGTCATAATCTATCAGTATATCATTTGTCTTTACATCTTGCAAAGCCCAATAAGATGTTTGAGGGAGAGCCTTATTAGTGATGTAAATAGAGGATGTAGTAAATGTTCTTACAGGATATTTGTCCCTTGAATTTATATTAAACCTGTATTTTCCTGTACCATATTTGTAAGTATCTAAATTATTAGATAGCGTAATTACACTGTCGGTACTATTAATTACAGATAAACTTCCTGTAGAATATGAACTATCATCCCACTTTATTTCCAATGTCGGAGGATATATTGTGTGTGTATCAACTGAGAAGAAGCTTAATCCTAT